TCGAACACTTCGGACAGGGCGACACCCTGATCGGTCAGGCCGCAGTCAACGTCGGCATGGCCGATGGCATCGCAACCTTTGAACAGGTGCTCGCGAAGTTGTCGAACGGTGAAGACCTGAAGAGCACTTACGGATTCAACCCCACCAGCACGGCCGCAGAAGGCCAAACGGAGACTGAGACTATGAAGACTGAAGCCGAACTTGCAGCGGAAGCCGCTGCTGCTGCCGCTGCAACCGCTCCGGTGGTTGTCACCGAAGCTTCGACGGAGACCGTCGATGCGACCGCCGTTACTGCCGCTCGCACTGAAGAGCGCAAGCGCGTCACCGATATCATGGCACTCACCCTGCCCGGCTACGAGAAGGCCGCTTCTGAGGCTATCGAAAAGGGCTCTTCGGCGCACGCGTTCTCGGCGATGATTATCGCAGCGGAAAAGACGAAGCGTACCGAGCGCGCCGAAGCTATCGAGACGGACACCGAAGCGAACGCTGAAGTTGGTCCGGCTCCCAGCAAGGATCAGTCGGCGGTTTCGGCGGAAGACGCGGCAGTTAATTCCATCCTCGGCGCGTACAAGCTCGCGACCGGCAACTAAGGAGCAGTCCAAGTGACGGCAAGTTTCAAGAATGAAGGCGAGTTTCGGCCGAAGCTGTGGGCTCTCGGTCACTGGCGCACTCGCAAGGTGATCATCAAGGCGGGTCAGGTGCTCGATGAAGCAACTGTGCTCGGCCAGATCACCGCCGACAAGAAGTACATCAAGTCGCTCGCCGCAGCGACCGATGGTTCGCAGACGGTCGATGCGATTCTCGCCGAAGCCGTCGATGCGTCGGACGGCGACAAGCAGGCGTTGATCTTCATCGCTGGCGAGTTCGATCAGGACGCCCTGATCCTCGGTGCCGGTCATACCCTCGGATCGATTGACGCGACGTTCCGCGACAAGTCGATCTGGCTCGAAAAGCCGATGGGCTAACCCCCTCAAACCTGAAAGCACGGAAAGCCTATCATGGACCTGTTTGGCACTAGCGCCCTCAACCGAGTTATCGAAGAACTGCCGCTCAACCCGGCGTTCTTCCTCAACACGTTCTTCACCGAGACCGAGACCTCGGACACCGAGACGATCATGTTCGACACCGTCAAGGGCCGTCGTCTGATCTCGCCTCTCGTCAGTCCCATCGTGGCTGGCAAGGTGATCCGCGAGCAGGGTTTCAAGACTCAGTCGCTCGCTCCGGCCTACATCAAGGACAAGCGCGTCTTCGATCCGAACAAGCAGTTCAAGCGCCGCGCCGGTGAGAAGATCGGCGGAAGCCTGACCCCGGAACAGCGTCTGTCCGCTTCGGTCGCCTATGCGCTCAATGAGCAGTTGGTCATGTGGACCCGCCGCCTCGAAGTCATGTCGGCGGAAGTGCTCCGCACCGGCCGGCTGGTGCTGGAAGGCGACGAGTATCCGCGCGTGGACGTTGACTTCGGCCGGTCGGCCGGTCTGTCCATCGTGCTCACCGGCACGGACAAGTGGACCGACGAGAATGTCAACCCGCTCGATGATATCGAGGATTGGGGCCAGTTGATCTTCGACGAGTCGAGCCTGACCTGTCGTGACGTGATCATGGCTTCGGACGTGTGGAAGACCATGCGCGCGAAGATGTCCGACGAGACCTCGACTGTCGGCATGGCGATGCGTCTTCAGATCGACACCACGAAGGAAACCCTGTCGGCTGCTCGCGCCGAACTCGGTCCGATCCTGATCACCCCCGGCATCCGCCTCGTTGCGGTGTTCGGCGAGTATCGGTTCTACGTCCACTCGGACAAGTACACTGATCCGCTGACCAACCAGACCGTGGACGTGCTTCCGGCCGGTGAGATCGTCATGGCTTCGCGCGAGATCGAGGGCGTTCGTCACTTCGGCGCCATCCGCGATCTCAAGGCTGGCATCCAGCCCCGCAGCTTCTTCGTGAAGTCGTGGGAAGTGGAAGACCCGAGCGTCCGTTACATCCTCGGTCAGTCGGCTCCGCTGATTGTGCCGTACCGTGTGAACGGCACGCTGGGCGCGAAGGTCAAGTAATGCCGACCTATCGTGCAACGGTCACGGTGAAGCGTAACGGGCGGTATCAGCCGCCCGGCACGCCCCTCGTATTGACGGAAGACGAAGCGAAGGCCATCGGCTACTCGCGCCTTGTCAAGCTGTCAGACGATGCCGTGGCCGTTGTCGCCCCCATTGCTGATCCCATTCTGGAATCCATCGGCGGCAACGCCGGTGACGCACCCCCGCCTGTCGTGGTCCCTCCCGCCACTGAACAGGCGGGCGGTGCGAGCAAGCTGGTATCGGAAATCGCAACTGCTATCGATCTGCTCGATGAAGCAAAGGACTTCTTCAAGTCCGGCGCACGCAAGGGCAAGCCGAAGCAGAAGCCGCTCGAAGAGATTGTCGGAACTGACATCTCGGATGACGATATCGATGCCGCGCTTGCACTCCGCGAAGCTGGTCTCGGCCTCTAATGCCGGTCGAGACCGACGAAGACCGGCTGGCCTTTATCAACCCCGACGAGTTCGGGGTTGTCGCGTCTTACACGTCCCGCGAGCCCGGCGCGCTCCCGACGCCCATCAACGGACAGTTCGACGCTGAAGGTAGCAACTGGAATCCTAACCGCTGGAACGGCACGGAATACCAGATGCAGAACGGCGCTCATTTGGAGTCGTCTGGCCCGACGTTCCTCTGTCGCACGTCCGATCTGAGTAAGGGCGGACGCCAGCGCGACGTGCTGGTGATCAGCGAAGTCACCTATCGCGTTGAGGGCAAGAAGCCGGACGGCACGGGCTTTACTGTGCTACTGCTTTTGGAAGTGGACTAATGGTTGACCATCCGCGCAAGATCATCCGTCAAGCATTCAAGGATCGCTTGATTACGCCCCGCGCGGATGGGACGTTTCGCACCCGAGCCGAGAACCGCATCTTTCCGAGCCGCATGGCGTCTGTGACGCATGAGGAACTGAAGGAAGATGGCCCCTGCATCCTGATCTATGCGCGCATGGAGAAGCAGCACGCCGATAAGGACTTCGGCCCCCAGGGCGACGCCACCTATATCGAGCGCGAACTTGTGCTCGTCACCGAAGCCATGCTGCTCGCGAACGACGACATCGACGACAAGCTCGACGACATTGCCATCGAGATCGAGGCCGCGATCAACGATTTCGTTGTGCCCGGCGTCGAAAACGCGCGCATTCGCCTGATCGAAAGCGACATCGACATGGTTCATGAGAACGTCAAGCAGCCAATCGGCTGCATCGGTCTCGTCTGGCAGATCAACTATCGCACCGAATGGCGCGCTCGCCCCGGCATCGACAATATCGCGCAGCCTATCGACGCGTTCCTCGCAGGAGGCGACCTTGGTTAAGTTCCTGCGCAACACGGCCTACACCGGCGGCGTATCTGACCCGGAAGCGTCCGACATCGACCGTCGCGCGGCCGACGTTGTCAAGTTCGGCAAGGTACATGAGGTCGATTATAAGCGCACGCCGCCGTCCTATCGCATCCTGATCGGCGACGAGAAGGACGAAGACAATCATATCATCACGGACTGGCTACCGGCTGGCGGTGGCCGCGCAAAGGGTGATCGGGAAACTCACTTCCTCGAAGTTGGTGAGAAGGTCATCCTGTTTGCCGAAGGCGGCGAACTCGCGACGGCCGCTGTCCACCCGGCCGGGACGTACACCGAAGAGGATGACGAGAAGGCGACCACGGACAAGCCCGGCGTCTGGAAGAAGATCTTTCAGAAGCCTAAGAGCAAGGACGATCAGGGCGGCGGTGAAGGCCAAGGCAATCAGGGCGAGCAGAGCGGCAAGGAAAACGAAATCCTTGGCGAAATCTCCTATGACCGCGAGACCGGGGATTGGCTGGTCAAGGGTCTCGCCGACAAGGGCTCGATTACGCTCGAAGGGTCCGGCTGCTCCATCGTCATGAAGGACGGAACGATCACGCTGAAGGCGAAGAACGTCGTCGTCGAAGCGAGTGAGAAGTTCGA